CCTTCCCAACACGCAGGGAGTTTATGTAGGCGTCGTTGGCGATCCCCGCCCCGCCAGCGACGATCAGCGCCCCGGTCGTGCTCGAGGTCGAGGCCGTCGTGCTCGTGCCCTCGATCGTCGTAAACCGCCCGCTGGCCGCCGTGGTCGCGCCGACGGTCGCCCCGTTGATCGTGCCGCCGGTGATGGCCGCCCCGGCGTCGTGCGACCAGGTGAACACCGACGTGCCGGCCGTGTTCTCAGCGAACAACTTGCCGTCGGTGGTGTTGATAGCCGGTTCACCTGTGACGAGCTGAGCGGTCGTCGGAACCGCTGCCGCCGTGCTCGAGCGCTTTAGCCGGATTTGGTCCGTCATCAGTAGCTCCCTCCGTCAATAACGTTGATCAGTGCAGAAGGGCATTCACCGTCGTATTGGTTCATGCGCTCGAACAAAGCAACATTCAAACCGTCGGCCTTAGTCACCACAATTGCCCACACTACTGAGTTGTCGGGTACGGCAAGCAGATTGAACCCAGCCGCGTTGGCTCGCGTGGCATTTACACCACCGCCAGCCACGCTCGATGTGTTTCCAAACTCGGACAAGTTGTACGCCGTCAATCCGGTCAATTCGGTCTGCGTAACAGCAGTCACTGCAGTTCCTGCCGAATCAGGCTGGCAAAGTTTCAGGGTGTAGGCCCAGCGATTGGATGAAAGCGTTGCGGATGACACCACCTGCATGAGCATTTGCCCGACGCCGGAAAACTCCGACCCCAGCATTTCGGCAATTGCTTCTTGGTTGTTGACAACGAACTCCGAGGCCGACGACATTCGGTTCAGCATCGGCGCAGGAATGCCAGCGCCGCCGAAGGTGTATCTAGGTGAAAACTGGCTCATGTCACCATGCCGGGAAAGGAGTGGCGAGGTAGTTCAGCACTTCCTGCGGGAACAGTTGCCCGGCAGTGTTGTAGTTGATTTTGGTGCCTGGATATGGCTGGAACCATGCCGCCTTGCTGGTGCCTCGCGCTTGATTGCCACCGCCACCCCATGCGTACAGGGTGTCGAGCCACAGGCTGCCATCGGTCGGTCGACGGTAGGGGACCTGGTTCAGGTGATAGGCGCCGTCGTATGCCAGCGTCCAAGAGATTTGCACGGATTCTTCCGACAATTGCCGCTCTTCGTGACCGATGAAGACCAGCGAACCGGTCGGGTAGCTCAGGAACGCAGCCGAGTTGCGCAAGCCAGCCCGGTTGATCAGGTCTAACGTGGCAGGCATAGTTGTCATCCAGTAGGAGCCAGCAACGTCAACCGTAGGGTTGTACGTCGCTGCGATGACGATGGCAGCGCCGGGAACCAGGTTCTTGACTGGATCTCCCATGGTGTTGACGACCGAACCTGAAATGAGGCTAGTAGGCGGCCATGCCGAGTCACCGTTTGCTGGATATGACCCTGGCACGATGTACACGTCAGCCATTCTTGACCGCTGTTGGTAGGTGATGTCAACCGATGCGTAGCCCTTGTTGCCAACCAACGGTGCCGATGCTCGCACGATGATCCGCCAAGCATTCGCTCGGCTCGGCTCCACCTCAACCTCGACCGTTTCGACCAGCAACTGCCGAGCGTTTGAGTCAGTGCTGCCGGGGTAGAGGCGCTGTCCGACCTTCGGGATCAGGTTCCATGGCGAACCAGTGCCTTTTGCCAAGGCGTAAACGGTCCAAGTGGTGTCAGCTGTGCCGTCGTATGCGGCGTTGTCCTCGAAGGCGATGTAGGTACGGGTTTCCGAACTTGGGGCAGGCTCAGCCGTAACGGCAAGCTGCGTGTTGTTAGCCTTGAGTTTGACCTGCCAGGCCATTACCGTGCCCCCTTCGAGTTCCGTTCGATCTCAGCCAGGATGTAGGTCTGCCGCTCAATCTGCATTCGCAAGCCCTCATATTGACCAACGTCGCCGGTGGCCATGGCGACGGCCGATTGCTGGCGCAGTTGACCTAGCGCGAGGTTTGCCTGATTTTCGGGGTTTTGAATGTTCCCGAGCAATGCGCCGAAGTTGCCGCCGAACAATTCCGAGAGCACGGCGCCGGCTTCCTGGGCACCGCCTTCGGCGTACCGGATCATGTTTGATGCGAAGCCGGTTGGCGATTCCAGCATGTTTTCAAGCGTCTTGCCTACGGTGCCGCCCTTTTGCGTTGCCAAAAGTGCTGACATTGCCTGCTGCTCAGCGGTGGCCTTGATTTGGCGAGCGGCGGGCTCGTCCATTCCGGCCTGAGTCATGCGCTGGCCGACGGCCATTTTCATCAGTTCGGCAGAGTTTTCAGCCATCATCATGCGTCCGCTGAAGGGCGCCATCATGTCGGCCTGCACCTTGCGAGCCTCGGCATGCGCCTGCATGACGCTCGACAGGAAGCCGATCATGGGCATCGCCATGGCTGCGCTTACTGCCGAGCCAACCCTATTCGTGACTCCGCGCAGCTTCTCGAGCTCCCCGGTCACATCACGGCCCATCTTGCGTAGACCGGTTACGTCGGCGTCAATCCCGATTGAAAGGCCTAGTTTTGCCACGTTGCCACCTTTCCTAGGGTTGCGATCCAGTCCGGTCTAGTGCTCTTGCGCCACGGTTCGACCACCGATTCAGGCTGCCGTGTCAGCCCATATGCCAGGACCGCCAGCAGCCGCTCTATGCGGTCGGCTGGGGTCCAATCCAAGGGTTTGCCATGACCCCACGGATGAGCGCCGTAGCGACATGGACATCCAGCGCTGTCGAGCCTGGGACACCGTCCACCTTGGTGCACGACTCAAGTACGAACGCCTGTTTAGCGTCCTCGTCGAGCTGTTCGACCTTGCGCCATTCAGACACCGTCAGGGGTCGAACCTCAAGGACCGACGGGTACGCGATTACGGAATCATCCGTGTACTTCCGCCACATGTCAGGCAGCCCTTGCAGCGGTGATGGTGCCGGTGTACTGCCACGACACGCTAGCCGACTGGACGGCGTCGTTTGAGTACGTCGGGTTGTAAGCGGTCACGATGGCGTTCCCTGAGAAGTCGACGCCACCAGTTGCACCACCGCTAGCGTTGATCACAATGGCAACCTCGGTGGTGACGGGGTTGGCACCGCAGAACTTGTTTGCCAGCGTCAAGGCTGTGGCGTTGTCCATGTGGATGGTGGCGGTGCCGGTTACGGTCGGCCTGCCCTGAATTGCCGTGGTAGTTGCCGCGCCGAGTGTCGTGGTATCGACTGCAGATGACGACGCCGAGATGCTGATGTCAGTTGCGTCGACTGCTACCGTAGCGATGGTAATCGTGGTTCCGTTGCTGATGACTGCCATGGTTTATCCTCCTGTTGCCCAAATGCGGTACGTCTGACGGACCACCCGCGGGCCGTCGTCCGTGCCTTCCTGATCGTCCATGCGCTCCACGTCCTCGCCGTCGGTGGCGCTCCACTGAATCTTGGTGCCGTCCACCGTGCCGTAGAGGGTGTTGTCGTTCAGCAATGCCGACACGGCGTCCGCCAGCGCTCGAGCGCCTGACATCGACGTGGCGATGCAGTCGATGGCCACCGAGAACTCGGCCAGTTCGGTCGTACCGGTCAACGTGCGCACCGGCGTGCGGGCGTCGATGCTGTAGACGATGGCAGGCAGCGCCGTGCCCTCGCGTCGCCACTCCGGGCTAACGCGGGTGCTCACGAGCCCGGATACGCCCAGGTCGTCGGTGAGCCTGCGAAATAGTGCGGTTTCGATGCTCATTTCTTCGACACCTTCATGCGCGCCTTGCGGGCCAGTTCGGTCAGTTGCGTCTCGATGACGATCGCCAAGTCCTCTTTGAGAACCGAGGGCGGGAATTGTGCCGCGGTTGCGCGCTTGATGTGCCACTGGGCACGGCCGCTGTCCACGATGGGAGCGATGTACGACCGGGGCCGCCGCTTGTATCGGAAGCCGGTTCGGCTGGTCGTCTTTAGCCCGCGGGTGTCACCCATCGATTGGATGACCTTGCTGGATGCCTTGCGCAGGCTTTCCTGCCCGCCGTAGCTACGGTGGGTGGCGCCGTGCGTCAGCCAGTTCCGCTTGTACGTCGTCGCCAGGCGCTTGAGGCTGCGCCTCAGCAGCTGCTTGAACAAATTGCGGCTGACGCGGTCGGGGAGCTCGAGGAAGACCTGCTCGGCTGCCAGGAACGCCCGCTGGGCGCGCTGGCTGGCTCCGGCACGCATGATGCCCAGGTTCTCCGACGCATTGACCTGGCGTTCCATGAAACGCTGGTAGTTCCGCAGGTGCTCCGGGGTGTTGAAGGTTGCGCCGCGGCGGAAACTCATGCCGTCACCTCAAGCGCTTCGCAGTGGAGTTCCATCCGGCGCAGCGTCGGGTCCAGCACGCCGGTTACCTCGAGCACGCGGTCGGTCTTGCCAGTCTCGCGCAGCAGGATCCGGCTCTTCACCGTCACCGAGTCGATCCAGGGCAGGACAAGCCGCCAGGCGGTCTGCCCGCGGTTGATGTCGACTGAGTCGATGGACCGCCCGTCGGCCGACTCAATGTGGCCCAACACGGTGGCCACGGTCGACCAAGTCTTGGTGGCCTGCCCGTAGGTGTCAACGGACGCGGTGTAGTTCTGCACCGCCATCTCATGTCGGAACATGCCTCGAGGGATCATCAGTGCACCCCGTGCTCCCCGAGCATGGCCAACAGCATTTCCTGCGCCTTGCCCTGAATGGCGCCGGTGCTGTCGCCGCGGTCGGCGTAGAGGCGCCCGCACAGCTGCAGCGCCAGCATGTTGATGTAGTGGTCACCCACCAACGTGTTCCAGTTGATGGTCACCGGACGGTTCCAGCCGTCCTCGATCAGAACAGCCACGCGCTCGCCGTCCCAGTGCTGCTCAGGGTTCTCAGTCTGCGTCACCGAGTCGTCATCGACGTAGACCGCCGTGATGGCTGACGCGGTGTTTACCGGCTGGATCGGCAGCACCACCCAGGTGTCCCCTTCCTCGGACACCTTGTATGAGCGCTCGATTCCCTGCATAGCCAATCCGGCGCAGCGCTCGATCGTCTCGCGCACGGCAGGCAGCAGGATGTTGCCGATGTAGGCGTCATCCTGCGCGTGGAAAATGCGCAGGTGACTCTTGATATCGCTGGTGGTGAGTGATGGCATTTTCAAAAGACCGGGGGGGGTGTCCCCCCCGCCGGTCCGGGGTCACATGGAATCGATCAGACCTTGTTGGCCAGGATGACACCGGCGTACTTGTCGACCACCTGAGCGTCGGAACGCATCGAGCTGCGGTAGTTGACGATGCCGCTGCCGCTGTTCGTGTAGGGGTCCACGATAAACTGGACTTCTCTGCGGTCCACGATGCGATAGGCGCGAGACAGATCGCCGAAGAAGACCAAGTTTTTGCCCGTGCCGGAAACGAATTCCGGCGCAAACTCGCTGATGTACACAGGGCGCCCCATGAGCATGCCAGCAGCTCCCTGCTGCAGCATCATGCCCTGCATGCCGTCGTACAGGTAGGTGCCAGCGGTGGAGGCCTTCAGGCTCAGGAGTTGCCCCCAAATTGCCTGATTCATAATCCAGCTGCCGTTGGAGGCGTATGCCGTCGGCAGGGCGGTGTAGGCGGAGATGATGTCATCGAAGTCGACATTCGCCGTCAGCGATCCGGTCTTCACCAAGTACTGAAAGTTGGTGTCGGATTGCAGAAGTCCCAGTTCCTGCCCAGAACCAGTGCCGATGATGTGCTTCTGTGCGCGGTACTTGCTGTGAGCGCGGGCGTGGTCGGCAACCACTTCGGCGGCAACGTCAATTTCCGCGTCAAACAGCAGTTCCTCGGTCACCGGCGTGGTGGCGGTGGCCTTGTAGGCGCCGAAGGTCTTCAGAATGGTGGTGAAGTTGCTTTCGGTGTACGCGACGCCTTCCGCGGTTGCGGTGACGGTCGTGCGGGAGTCGATGACGGGCAGCCGCAGGTTGCTCGGTACGGTCTGCACCGTGGCGAGCTGCCGGATGGGGTCACCCCAGTCCAGCCACTTCACGAACTCGCCGGTCATCACCGACTGGGGCACGGTGTTGCCAGCGGTGGCAGCGGTACCGACCGTCAGGGTCGTGCGCAGTTCCATGTTGCCGCTGCCCTCGAGGCCACGCGTGGCGAAGAAACGCGCCAGGGCGGCGTCGTTGCCACCGTTGCGGACCTCGGGACGGCCGACCAGTTGGTTGTTCTTGGCCTTGACGGCGTCCAGGCGGCTGCGAATCGACAGGCTTTCGAGCTGCCCGTCAATAGCGCGGATCTCTTCTTCCGCCGCGTCGAACGA